GAAGCCCCGAAGGGTTCGCCTTCGCGCAACGCCTCGACCTCTCGCCGAGACCGCAGGTCTCCAAGCCCCGCGCCTCGCGAGGGCAGCGCCAGGTTCCGGCCCTGAGCATCGCGAGGCCACGCGTACTCAGGCACTCGCCTTCTTCTCCTCGGCGTCGGGCTTCGCGTCGGGCTTCGCGTCGGCCCAGCTAAAGCGCAGCTCGGTCGCGCCGGTCGAGCCCAGGTCTACCGATGCGCCGGGCGCGCTATACACCATTTTGATGATCGTCGTAGCGGCTTGCACGTTGCCGTCCTTCGCCTCTGCGACGAGCGCGCGCACGACCTCGTCGAGCGTACCCGCGTCGATCGCCTCTTCGAGCTTTCGCTTGCGCTCGCGCCCGTTGTGCCCCATCGGGTTGCGCACCTCGCCCTTCTTCGGCGGAATCAGGTTCGCGAGGCTCTTCGCGTTCGGCATCGAATCCTCGTCAAGTGCAAGATTTGGAACCGGGAGGGGCGAGAACCGACCCGCGCCCCTCCCGATGCCTGGAGAGTACCAACATGGCGCACGGAAAAACCGCGCAACATACCAATACCACTCGCACGCACTCGCATCAATCCGATTCCGGGTTGAGATCGGGGACGGATGGGACGGATGGGACAGGTTTCCCGGTTCGTCATATCCCGACTTGGCAGAAGTCGAGTGCAGATTCATAAAAGTTATAGAGACCCTGGGAGATCCGTCCTATCCGTCCCATCTGTCCCATCCACAATAGGAGTGGACACCTTGGACGACCTGGACGCGGTTTTCTATGCACCGTATGCGGGACTCGCATACTGAAAGACACGAAACAGATTCGTTGTAGAAGGGAAGAAAACTGCGTCCAGGTCGTCCAGGTTCCATCATGTCCCTGATATCAATCCGATTCCGGGTTATCGACCCCATCGTCGAACCGATTCAACGGCAACGGATCGCCTAGGCACGGCTCAACGCGCCTGATCTCCTCGCGCCACTCAACCACCCCCAGCCTCGAAAGCATATCCGCTATCAAGTGCGCTCCCGTCCGCAGATCGACCAACGATCTCATCATGCTCTCGATCGTTGCGCGCGCCAGCTCAACATCCGCAGGCACGTCTCGCCCCGCCTCGTCCGCGCGCGCGATGTACTCCTCGACCATCCTTAACTCGAGCCCGTAGTACACCAACGCGTCGAGCACCTCGTCGATCGCCTCGATCGCGGGCCTCTCGCCTCGCCAACCCTCGCCCAGCTCCACGCGCCCATCTCGAAACCGCCTCACCATCGCCGCACCGACGTTCAGCCTCGCATCATCTCCACGCGTCATCGCTCTTCTCCTCCACCACTCTCCCGTGCAACGAGTCAAGCCCGCACTGCAACACCCACATCGCATCGGCCTGATCGTGCGTCGCGTCCACGCTCCACTCGCGCATCGCCGCCCTCACCATCGCGCCCTTGTCCGCGCGTCCGCTCCCCGTCGCTCGCTTTTTGATCGTCCCAATCGGGACGCCCGAGTACCCGACGCCGTGCTCATCGCCGAACGCGTGTAACACCGCCATGAAACCACCATACACGTGGCTCGCATCCGCGCCGCGGTGATAAACCACTTCCTCGTAAAAGATCACCGCCTCGTCCGACCCTTCGCACAACTCATGCAACGCACTTTTGAATCGGATGTACCGGAACCCACCGCCCTCGTGTCGCTTCGGGCGGAAATCCATCGTGCCGCTCTGCTCACCCACCACCGCGCCCGTATCAGTCCACGCGTATCCCATCGTCGTCCCCAGGTCGAGCCCGATGACCCTCACCACTCGCACCTCGTAGGCCGCGCCACATGATCGAAATATTGAACTCCGCACCGGCACCGCAACCAGTTCCCGAACACGTGCCCCATCGCTCCAACACAACAGGCGCACTTGCTGTACTCAGATTTCTTTCGCGTCCTGCCCTTCCTCGGCATCACTCCCCCTCGCCGCCGACAAATCGCCCGCGCGCGTGATCAATCCCAAAAACCCCGACCTCGCCACCCGCACTACTCCGCGCGAGCGGCACGTCGATCTTAACGATTCCCTCTGCCTGGGTGCGCGCAATCGTAACGCACGTCGAACTCGTGTATTCGAGGCTCTGGCCCTTCACTTCCATCTTTCGGTTCAACTCGCTGATCAGCAACCAACTCACGTTCAGGTTGTGCCGGCTACTCTGGAGCGCGAGCTGCGTCCATTCTCGCATACGATCCCAATACTCGTTATCGTGCCCCGCCTCCGCGCTCAAATCGCAAACGCGATTGATCGAATCAATCACCACCAGCAAGCGCTGGTCTTGGATCTGCACCCGGTCAACGATCTCCCGCACCAACGCCTTGACGTTCACGCCAACGTTCAAATTCAGGATTGTCATGTTGTCGATCAACGCATCAGGGATCGACCCATGACAGAACCGGCGCACGCGCTTGCCCATCTCGTTCCTACTCATTTCAGCGTTGCAATAGATCACGCGCCACTTCCCAGACATCGCCGCAGAGCACGCCGCACCCACCGCGAACATACTCTTTCCGACCTTCGGCGTGCCCGCCACCGTGAAGAGCGACGCACCGCCGCCGATCAACGCGTCGAGCGAGTCCAGGCCCGTGGGCCACGTCGGCGGATCGAAACCCTGCGGCTCCGAAACGTCCTGCGTCTCGATTGGATCGATCTCGCGCTCCGCGGCCAGGCCCAACGTCTGCTTTATCTGCTCCGAAGGCAACCACTGTATCGAGGCCCGAAGCTCGCGAAGCTTATCGGCGAGCGCGCGCGCGTCGTCTTCGCCGTCGCCCGCTTCGAGGCACTCGTGGATCAGCCGAAGCTCGGTTGACCCCTCCACGTCGCGCGCGAAGTCCATCGCCGCGTATCGATCACCACCCTCAAGTTTCGCGATCCAGTCGCGCGCCTTCGTCGTCGGTATTTTCGCCATGTCCCCCCTCCTCTCTCGTCTCGATTTTCACGCGCACGCCGAGCGCGCCCTCCAGCACCTCAAGCCTGCGCGCCCACTCCTCGTGATCACAGTCCATGCTGACGCTAATCTGCGTAACGACGCGTCGCCTCTCGACGCGATCACTGCCTAGTCGAACAGCGCACTCGTCGAGTAGTCTTCCGATTCGTCTTCCGAATCGCTCTCCGATTCCCATGTCGCCCTCTTCTCCCCCAGCGTCTTGACCTTGACCCACTCCCCAGCTTCGCGCACTGCATCGCTCGTCGCGCGCCCCCACCACGACCCGATCGTCCTGATCACCGTGCCCTCATCATCACCCACTCGCAGCACCACGCGAGGCCGAATCCACGCGACCCAATTCGCGACCTCCTCGCGCGAATACCGCACGCCCCCAGGCATCACCTCGACGAGCGAATCGATCCAGCCGTCCGGAGAAGATTGAATACTACTATTAGTATTCTGTTCTCTGTGTTCTGGGGCGGGAGTTCGCGTCGAGTTCTTTTGCTCGAAACCCTGCTTTTTCGCGAAGTTAGGTATACCGATCAAATGCTTATGGCCGTGCGATGACAGGGTGATGGGCGAGTTATGAACGAGTTTACGAGCTGTAAACAGCGCCTTATCGATCCGCTTTCGGTTCGTGATGCGACACAGGTCGGTGTCGCTCACCCAAAAAGAATCGCCCTGCCGGGCCGCGTACCGGTCGATCGCCAGGAGGCAAAGCTTCACCCAGACACCGAATAACTCGTTGTCAGCGATCACCCTCTCCATCTTCGGGTGATACATCACCGTTGTGTGGATCTTCGCGTGCGGCCTCGTCCTCGCCATCACCTCTCCCCCCCGGAATCAGATCGATCAAACTCACCTCCCCGCCCGTGCCTATCACGATCGAGATCGAATTCTTCAAGCTCGCGCCGTGACCCAAGCAGACGCGCGCAATCGTCGTTTGCGGAACGCCAGATCGCGCTGCGAAGTCGTTATGGCTGAGCCCGTTCGCTCGCAACCACTCACGCAAAGTCACGTCGGCACCTCCTCGACGAACGGCCCATAGCACCACTCACCATGACTGCACCATTTGCAATACGCACTGCCCTTCCCGCGCGCCGGCTTCGGCCTCGGGATCGCGAACCTTTCGAACTCGTCGCTCGTCACGCGCTCGACCTTCTTCACCAACGAGTCGAACACTTTCTGCCTGAACGGAACGCGCTCGACATAGTACGCGCTCGTGTCTTTGCAGTACACCACAGCGAGCGCGCCTTTGAGCCCGAGTGCTCCCATGTAAAGCTGAACCTGAGCAGCGTACTTTTCGTCCCAGGCCTCATAGCCCACGCCCTTGACTTGTTCGAACCTGTTCGCGTTCGAGCTTTTGATTTCGAGCAGGAGCTTCTCG